GAGTATGCTTGGGTGAGTATGAGTTTAAAAAAACCTGCTAAAATTTGCGAATACTCAATACATAAACACAACCAAGTAGATAAGATACACCAAACGCAAAAACCTGTTTATTTGTATGAATGGCTATTAATGAACTACGCAAAGGAAGGTGACAAGATACTCGACACACATCTTGGTTCTGGAAGCATTGCCATAGCTTGCCACAATTTAGGCTTTGACCTTACAGCGTGCGAGTTAGATAAAGACTATTTTAACGCAGCAATGAAACGAATTGAGCAACACAAGCAACAATTGAGAATGTTTTAGTATATTAGCAACGCGGAATGACAACCGCACATCTTAAAACCTCAACAAATGCAAAACTTTATTTACTTAGAAAGGGGCAACGGGCCAACCAATGTTGAGGTTGGCATGGTCCGGGGCATTGTCAATGCTTGCCCTTTTCTATTTGTATCAACATAAAATGGCAAACGGTAAGAAATCATTTATTCTTTATTGCGACCAACGCGGAGTTTGGGACAAGTTGAGTAACGAGCAGGCCGGGGCGTTGATAAAGCACATTTTCAGTTATGTTAATGATGAGAACCCGGAGGCCGGGGACTTCATAACAGAAATTGCATTTGAGCCAATTAAACAATCACTTAAAAGGGACCTAAAAAAGTACGAGAAGTACATTGCCAAACAAAAGGTAAACGGAGCAAAAGGAGGAAGGCCAAAGAAAGCCACAACAACCCAATTAACCCAACCCTTTATTTCAGAACCCAAAAAAGCTGATAATGTTAATGTTAATGCTAATGTTAATGCTAATGTTAATGTAAAAGAAACAACAAAAAAGAGTGAGCGCGTTTACTTTAAAAATCAAAAGCTAAACGACATATTCAAGAAATGGTTAAAGATGAGGCACGAATTAAAAGCCCGGCCATTGGCTGCAACCTCTATTGAGCAGCTACAAATGAAAATGAACTACAACAGCCAAGAGGATAATATTGCCATGGTTGAACAGTCATTACAAAACAGTTGGTTGAAATTGGTGCCAGTTGAAAAGAAGCAATACAAGAAAGGCGAACCGGAGAAAGTGAAATATACACCGCCGCCTGAAATGGTCCGGAGCATGCAAAATTTAGCAACTAACATTGGAAACACACAAAGCAAAAAATAAACCACAAATAAAAACACCATGAAAAACGGAGATAAAGGGGCATATTCGCAAACACCCGAAAGTTACGCGGCGAACGAAATAGGAGTAACCAAAAGAGAATATTTTGCAGCGTTAGCAATGCAAGGTTTGTGTGCAGTACCAACACTAACAATAAAATTGAGCGCGGCAATGGCAGTAAAAGCAGCAGACGCCCTAATTGATGAACTTGATAAAAAATAATGGAAACAATCACACAACACCCAATGCAGATTTTGGCGTTGATAATGACAACAGGCGTTATTGCACAGACCATAAGACTAATAACAAGCAAACACACAAACCAAAAACCAAAAACCAAAATGACAGCAACACAATTTATTGATATGTTAGAACCGGCAACCGGTTACAATTCAGAGCAGATAAAAATCAAGGGCCGGAAATCACAAAAGGTTGCAGCCCGGAAAGTTTGCCTATACTTAATGCGGCAATACTTTTATGAGTTGACATATAACGACCTTGCGGAGTTGATGGGGTTTGTAGGTGTTGGAAAGCATACAACCGTACTTTACAACCTACGGAAGCACCATGAGTTGTTGAGCGTTAACGACCGAATCACAGTTGAAAAGCACAATGAGGCGTTGAGAATAATAGAGGGAAACAAGGCATTTTTAAACAAGCCGGAAACGATTATTTACGAAGACTAAACACAAACCATAAAACCAAAACACCATGAGCACAACACTACAACAAACAGGCAAAACAATTGCAGAATCATTTGCACAATTCCACAAGGCCAACCCCGGAGTTTATGAGGCCATAAAATCAAAAGCATTTCAGGCCATTGCATTGGGCAAAGACAAAATCAGTTTTTCGCTAATTATTGAGGTTGTGCGTTGGGAGGTATTCATTAAAACAAAGGAACAATTGGAAATATTTGATGGTGAGAAAAAGCAGACTTTCAAGATCAATAATAGCTATAAACCATATTATACCCGGTTGTTTATTTCAGACTACCCGGAACATGCAGACAAAGTTGCAACCCGTAGATTAAGATCATAAGCCATGACAAGAGAAGAAGCAGAAAAACGAGCGTTGGAGTTGTATCCTGAAAAGTCAGGATGGATGAAAGCTAAATTGTATGTAAATAATCACAGGGTTTTTATTCAGGCACCAAAAGGAGCAACAGAGGACCAATTGATTGCAAGATGCAGGCGATACTATCCGAAATTAAAACCCATAATTGAACAGGATAAAACAACCAAATCAACAGAATAATTGGTAAATTGTATCTTCACAGAATACACAAACAATAAAAACACAACCGAACATGGACAACAAAAACCCGTTCAGCCTTGGAACAAATACAGGTTTATTTAGCAATGAACAAGTGGAAACCATAGGAACCAAAACCGACCTAAAAAAGGCGAAGTATCAAATTCGACTGAATAAGAACCGGATAAAGTACGCCGACAAAATAAAGTTGGACGTTGAAAATATAAAAGGAATCATTGCAGACATGGAGCCGGGCCATAATACAATGCTATTTAGTAACGAGTTTGACAGCCCCAACATTTTGCAGCATTTCATAAACGAGGGCTACAAGATCAAAACAGTTTTGGTTGGAACATGGGCAATAACCAACGGAGGGATTGGCGCGTTGCAGGATTTGGTTAATGCACACCCGGCCGTTAATGTTTCTGTTGTGATGGATAAATTACATAGCAGCAAATGGGTGTTTGCTTCGGGTGCTATTGATATTTTGCACAAAAGGGTTGAGTTTATTTTTGTGGATAACCACGCCAAGTTTATTTGCATTGAAACCGAGGCCGGTTGTTATTCGTTCATTGGTTCAATGAATCTTAGCAACAACCCACGTTGGGAAAATGTAATGATAGAACGAAGCGAGGACCGGGAAGGAATGTTTAATTTTTGCAATAAATTTGTCAATGAAGCCAAGCAAAGCAAATAGCAGAACAGATAAAAACAAAGCCAATTTCTTGGTTGCATTTCTTGAATGTAGTTGTAACATTTCAGAAACATGCAAACAGATTGGAATCAGCCGAAAATGTTATTATTTGTGGTGCGAAAATGACAAACCATTTGCAGAAAGTGTTGATGAGATTTTAGAGGCCCGGGTTGATTTTGTAGAGGGGAAACTATTACAATTAATCACAGCCGGGGACGTTGCCAGTATTATATTTTTCTTGAAAACAAAAGGAAAGCACAGAGGTTATGCAGAACGGTTTGAGATTCAAGAAATAAAGGAGCAACCACTATTCCCGGACCTTGGCAGCAATGCAGAAGATATTGCAAGTGAGGATGTAAATTAATGTTCATACGCACAACAGCAATAAACAGGATTGCAAAGGGGTGTAAAACCATGCAAAACACTATATTTGCAATATGCGTTGGGAATCAATAAAAGGATTTGAGGGACTGTATGAGATAAGCGACCAAGGGCGCGTTAAATCATTAGGCAAAGGAAAATCTACAAATCCTAATAACTGTATTGCAAGGGGGTTAAAGTTGAAAACAACAACAAATGGTTACATAAATTGCAAGCTATTAAACAAAGGCAAAGCCCATCATTTATTGGTGCATAGGTTGGTTGCGTTGCATTTCATTGATAACCCGGACAAAAAAAAAGAGGTTAATCATAAAGACGGGGACAAAACAAATAATTGCATTGAAAATTTAGAATGGGTAACATCAAGCGAAAACCAAAAACACGCATATCTATTAGGGTTGCAAAAAATACGGTCCGGGGCAAATTCGCCTTTTTCAAAACCAATTGAACAAAGGACAACAACCGGGGACTTGGTAAAAATTTGGGGGTCAATAAAAGAGGCATGTAGGGAATTAGGGTTTAATTCAGTTGGTATAATTGGGTGCTGCAAAAAGAAAAAGAAATATAAAACAGCCTACGGGTATAAATGGAACTATGTTTATAAGAACAACAGCAATAAATAAGATTGCCGCAATGGTTGCCCGTAAAAAGGTAATCCAAGGCGGCACATCGTGTTAGCCCCCTTTCGTTTTTCGTTAGGGGGAAAGGTTCAGCCGGCAAAACTTACGGGATTTTACCATTACTCATTGACCGGGCAACCAAAGTTGAGGGCCTCGAAATATCCGTTGTTTCCGAATCGGTCCCACATTTACGCCGCGGAGCGATCAAGGATTTTTTAAAAATAATGCGTGACACCGGGCGAATGAGGCCGAACGGTTGGAACAAAACCCATTTAACCTACACTTTCGCCAATGGTTCCTTTATTGAGTTTTTCAGCGCAGACCAAGAGGATAAGTTAAGAGGAGCAAGGAGGCATGTATTGTATGTAAACGAGGCAAACAACATTCCGTTTGCAGCCTATCATCAGTTGGCAATCAGAACCAGTCAGGACATTTACATTGATTTCAACCCAACGGCAACATTTTGGGCGCATACGGAGGTATTGGAGGAGCCGGACAGCGAGCATTTGATTCTAACATACAAACACAATGAGGCGTTACCCGACACAATAAAGGCCGACATTGAGCAGGCAAAGGAAAAAGCAAAAACGAGTGATTTTTGGAGTAATTGGTGGACCGTTTACGGCCTTGGACAGACCGGAAAATTACAAGGCGTTATCCTGAACGATTGGCAGAAAATAGACAGACTACCAACAGAGGCCAAATTGATTGGTTACGGCATTGATTTTGGCTATACAGCCGACCCGACAACCGTAATTGGTGCCTATGAGTACAACGGGCAACGGGTGTATGATGAATTGGTTTATAATACAGGGTTGGGTAACCGGGAATTGTCCAAGTTGATGAATGCAGCCGGGTTAAAGCCAACAGACCGAGGAGTTGCGGACAGTTCAGCCCCAAAGGACATTGCAGATTTGCATAAAAATTTCAAATGGAACATAAAAGGCGTTAAGAAAGGCCCCGGCTCAATTAACTTTGGAATCGGAGTAATGCAGGAAAACCCGTTTCTTGTAACCAAGCGGTCCACAAATATCATTGAGGAGTTGCGGCACTATTGTTGGGACACCGATAAAGAGGGCAAAGAATTAAACACCCCAATAGACGCGTATAATCATTGCATTGACGCAATGCGCTATATTGAAACAACCTTTCGATTAAAACCAAAGGGCAGAATGAGAACAAAAACATACGGCAGGAGGCAAAGGGCATAAAACAAAACACTATGAAAATCACAAACGAGGACAACATGGAATTAATGGCACGTTACCCCGATAACCATTTTGAGTTGGCTATTGTTGACCCGCCTTTTGGGATTGGGATAGTAACGGAATTTACAAAAACGGTTAAATCTGAAAATTCCATGATGAAAGGCATGAACGGGATAAAGGGGTCGGAATGGGACAGCGCAACACCAACAAAAGAATATTTTACAGAATTGGAGCGAGTAAGTAAAAACCGTATAATTTGGGGAGGTAATTACTTTCTTGATTACTTGGATTCAACAAGGTGCCTGTTAAGTTGGGACAAAATGAACGGGACAAATAACATGGCAGATTTCGAGATAGCATGGACAAGTTTTAATGGCAGTTGTAGGCGGTTTAATATGCACCATTTTAGTAAGGGTTACGGCATAAAACAACACCCAACCCAAAAACCCGTCAAACTCTACGAATGGCTATTAATGAACTACGCTAAAGAAGGGGACAAGATACTCGATACACATCTTGGTAGTGGTAGCATTGCAATTGCTTGTCATAACTTAGGTTTTGATTTAACTGCTTGTGAATTAGATAAAGATTATTTTATCGCAGCAATGAAACGAATAGAGCAGCACAAGGCTCAACTAAGAATGTTTTAATTTTTGCGCCCATAGTAATAAATTCGCATACTACAAAATGCTATCTTTGAAAAATGCTGCAAATAACCGTTACACATAAAGGGCAGAGCAAAGCAAAGCAGATACCGGCCAACTTGCAACAGTTGAATTGGTCCCGATATTTGAAAGCAGTAAAAGCAACAAGGGCAGAAACGGTAAAAGAAAACGCCGTACTTTCAGCATTGACAGACATACCACAAACGGCCATTGGAAACATGAGGCCGGAGCATTATAATTTAATGGTCAACCTTTGCAGTTTCTTTTGGAGTGATGAGCCGCAAATAATGGAGGCAATACCGGATGAGGTTGCAGCCGTTGAAATTGGGTTAATGAGTTGGGAGGACATGATTAACGCGAGGCGATCATTAAAAACAGCGTCAGAAAGCAAGGTTACGGAGTACCATGCAGGAGCCGAAATTGTAAGAATTTATACAGGTATTGAAATAACAGACGAAACGCCAACAGCAAAGGCGTTGCCCTTGGTCAATTTCTTTTTGGAACAATTCGAGAATTGGAGTAAAACCTACGAGGCATTGTCAAAAGATGAGCCGGACGAAAACGAGATTGCAGCCGGAATTGATAACATTAACGCATTTGAACACTTTGCAACGTTAGACACACTTTGCAGCGGCAACCCGTTACTCTATGATGATATGTTGAGGGTTGAGGCCGTTAATATATACACCAAGTTGCTATTGAATAAAACAACAAACGATTACGCAACCAAGTTGCGAGAATACCAAGATTTCACAGACAACCAAACAGAAACACACCAAACAGCGGAAGCATGAAAACCACATTTATCGACAAGATCAAAAACGCGTTGACTTTCAACAAGAAAAAGGAGCCGGTTACCATTTCGGAACGAATCAACATTAAGCTACTTTACAGGGTAAAGGGCCACACCGGGTTGCATTATCCATTGGCAAAGGGTACGGATAAGGCCGGCAATATATCCATGAGAAATTGGTTAAACGGAAAAACAACCCGGCCGCACAGATCAATGCTTATTGCATTAGGGCAAACATTCATTTATAGAAATGAGGAGCCGCCAATACATTTGTCAGAGGCATTTGACAACATATACAAATTGTCAGGAGGTCAAACAGTAAACAAAGATTTCATCCAATTGGAACAAGTTTGCCCGAATTACGACCCGGACCAATTCAAGAAATACCACATGGAGCAATTAATTAGTTGGTACAATGAAATTTTAACTAAGACAGACCAGTTGGCCGCATGAATTACCAAACCATTGTTGATGCAATCCGGGACACCGCGAACGAAGTAAACCCAACGGGAACATTTACGCATGGGCGAAATTCCGACCAAGCAAACACACCGGAAAAGGCGTACCCTCGCATTAATCTATTTCCATTTATTCAGGAACGCACCCCAGGCAATTTACATGAACGCAAGAGTAATTTGCTCATGTACTTTGTAAAGGCAGATTCCGGTGAGAATGACATGGCAGAACGGGAGGCCACAATTGCAGAAATGCAAACCTTGGTTGATAGTTTTATTACTCAATTGGAAACCGACTTTGAAAACTCAATGCAGTTTGACAGGGTCCGGGATGAGCCATTATATAATATTTTGGAGGGCGTTACGGGTTACGGGTTAAGTATGGACATAACAACAAGCGTATCATGTTAGGACCGGCAGAGGAAATAATTATACACCAGTTCGCAGAGGAAACAAAGGCCGCAATTCAACAGGCCATTAAATCCAAGCGAGTGACAAAATACGGTGCAGTTAATTCATCCGGCCGTTTACATGATAGCGTTGAAATAGTTTATAGCGAACATGGGTTTAAAATATTAGCTAATAAATATATTGAGAACGTAATTTATGGAATACAGCCGGGGACCAAAGTAAGTGTTTCAGCAATCAAAAGTTGGATTCAAGAAAAACCGGTTCCACAGGGAAAAGGCGAGTTATCAATTGATAGCCTTGCGTATTTGATAGCAAAGAAAATTGAGAGAGAGGGGTCGGTTATGTATAGGCAATATAAAGGCAGCAACAGCGGCCTATTGGATGAGGCAATTAATGAGCAGAAAATTAACAGTTTTGCCGACAAGTTAGGCGAGGGCGTTATTAACTCGATCACGTCCGAGGTGTTAGATTTATTTGAAACATTGCAAACAGCGTAAAAGATGGCATTAAGCGGACCGAACCTTTGGAACAGCACCCACCGGGCAGTAAATTATAATTACAGTTTCACGCCTTATGCGTTTGCAGTTGTTAATGATGATGGCAGCGGCAACGCGGAAATTGTTGTTGGTAGTGCTTGGATATTGTTCCAAGTAGATCAACGGGTTTTTATTGATTCCGGGATTTACGCCGGCAATTGGGTTGTAACGGCAACAGATACCAACGTTATCACTATCAACACAAGCTACATTGGAACAGATGCAGCCAGTATAAAGCCGTTACTCAATATGTCCGGTGCAATTTGGGCCGGTTATCAGTCAGGACATGCAGGATATTCTATTTATCCATTCCGACAAATTGCCACATTTGAAGCAATACCGGGTTTGACAGGGGATATAACCTTGGACGTTTCCGGTTATTTAAAATCCGTTTTTAAAGATATTGTTGCCCCTATATTGGGCCATGATTTTGCTATGTCGGTGCCATTTCGGATAGTTGCAACAGACCCGATACTTGGAGGAGCATTGCCACAGGTCACATATTACGCATTGAACGGAACCTTTGACCAAACGATTTTGCAAAATTACGATGATAATTTTGCAGTTTTGAATGCAAGGGAGCCAATCACATTTGAAAACGGAACATGGATTTACAGCATGATTTGGCCGGACACAACGCAACATGGGGAACATATTTTTAATGTGATGGGCATACATGGAACAGGCAACCCCGGGGGACTTGGATTTGATGCAATAGGAACAACTTTTACAGTAGGATAATGAGTTTAAACAGATTTTATAAAGTGTTCGACATGGGGCATATTGTGGACGAGTTGGAGCCGTTCGATTCAACGCATCATTACGAGTACACCGGAACAGTTCCGAGTTGGTTTAATAAAGAGCAATTATCAATTTTGTTTCCGACCTTTTATTTTCCATCTTTTACATTCAAACCGCCACAAGGAACAAGCGGCACCAGTACATTTGGAATTAAGAAATATGAGTTTTTGACAGGAACGTTGGTTGATAGTGGAATAATTACAATAAACGTACAGGAACTAACGGCAACGCCTTGGATAGTTGATTTTTGTCATACGGCCAACCTCGTTTGGTTGGACCCGTCAGGGGGTTGGGAATCATACCTATTCAGCGGAAAGCAACAAACCTTTCAGGATAAAGGAAATGCAGCAAGTTTTATAAAGCCGGATGGACAGAAACGTTGGCACAGAAAAGACGAAATACACCAAGGCGTTATTGCATCAACGGGAAACATTCCGCCGGCACATATTGAGTTTTTGGCAGACTTGCACAAATCAATACAGGTTTATTTATGGACAGGGGGCAACGCATACGAGCCAATTATAATAAACCCATCCACGTTTAAAAGGGTGAAAACATACGAGCCATACGGGGCGTATGAGTTTGAGTTCCGCTACGCAACAGAAGATATAATTCAAACCCAGTAATGCAGGCGCGTTTATTCATAGATTATAAAGAGGCCGAACTATCCAAAGAGGAGGTTGTTGCCATGTCCTATGCAGTAAATCGGTTGTCCGATATACAAAGCAGGCAAGGATTTTATAGTAATACATTTAAGTTACCGAACACAGCAACAAACCGGGATATTTTCGGCCATGCAATAGAGTTAAACGCGAACAACAGCAAGCGTTGGGAAAGGTTGGTTGCATGGGTTCAAATTAACGGGGCCTTGGTTGTATATGGTTTTGCAGAATTAAAGAGCGTTGCAGATAGTTTTGAGGTTGTAGTAAAAGCAGGAAACGCAAATTGGACCGAACTTTTGAAAGGGTTAGACTTGCAGGATTTGAACCTAAGAACATTGGACCACATGCACAACCAAACCATTGTGCAAGGTGACAGATTCAACACTTATTCAGATGGATATATTTACCCGGATATTGATAACGGCTTATTGCATAACGAAGTAAACGGCAACCCACATTGGTATTATTTCTATCCGGCCGCATTTGTCTATAAGTTAATTCGACAAATGTTCACAGATATTGGTTATACGTTGACCAATGAGTTGGAGGATTTTACCGACTACCAAACAATGGTTTTGCCATTTACAAATAATACGGTTATCCATTCCGAGGAGTGGACAGAGGATAAAAAATTTAGGGTCCGGTTGGGTCCGGTCACCTATGCCCCCATTTCTGTAAACCTCGATTTTTTACCAATTGTTGCCCCGTATTACGATAACGGGGGAAACGTTGATACAACATTAAACCAGTATGAGTTGGCAGAAAATGTTGTTTCGCAAACGTTCAACATAAGCATTACATATACCGTAAATTCGTTGGGAACATTTAACGAATTTGAGTTTAGAGCATTTACAACCAATACCTCAGTTGATATTGCGACAATCAGCCCATCAAGTACCGGAACCTTTACAGTTGAAGCAACTTTTGAGATTCACGACACCGGCAACCCGATCAAGATAATTTGGAATGCAACCGGCCTTTATTCGTTAGACATGACAGTTGACGATGGATATTTAGAGAGCATTGAAGTTTCAAAAGAGTTTGCCCGGTCATCTCAATGGAATATGGCCGAGAATTTACCGGACATGAAACAAACGGATTTGTTGAAATATGTAGTTAACGCGTTTTGTGCGATCATTGAAACAAACAGTTATGATAAATCAGTTAGGATTTCAGCATTTGATGAAATTAGGGCAAACACCATTGAAGATTGGAGTGATAAATTAGACATTACAGACAGCCCGGTTCATGTTTTTGAATATGGAGATTATAAAAATTCCAACATCTTAGAATATACCACTAATACGGATGATGAGTTTTTAAAAGCAACGCCGGACCTTGGAAAGTCAACCGTTGAAAATACGCATATTGAAAGCGGCACAACCACAATTTACAAAGCACCTTTTAGCTTGGTTGCAAGGGGGTTAACGTTTGACAATAGCATTGAAAAAGCGTTGATAAATAGAAGCGACATTGATAGTAATTACGCGGAAATAGTGACGAGGGAGGAGTTGGCAATTACAGCTATAACAACAGAAGGAACAGTTACCGTTGCAGCCGGGGCCACATCATTACGTATTGGAATGGGTGTTTATTTGTATGATTTGGACGCGTTTTTAATGGAGGGTGACGGGTTCTACCCGGACCTTGATTTTTGGGCAGAAGAAAGGGTTTTTATTATTGGTAGTATTACCTCAGATACCAGTTTCCAATTGGAGGGGGATTTTCACTACCAAGCAATTACAGCCGGAAAACTACGGGCCGGGGTTATGGTTGATAAGTTCAGTCAAACCTATGTGAACGTTTCAAACCTTGGCGACAAATCAGAAGGGGACACGTTGATTTTTTACGATACGGACGGAGTGACATATATCAACGGGGACACAAGCAGGCCAACAAACGGGAGTGACGTATTAATTGACGAAGTGATTGGCACCAAATGCGTGAGAATTAAAGAATTGCCGACATACACAACGGAAACGGGGTTTGTTTATGCAACGGTGTCTGACGATGATCTAATAACAGAGGGGAATGTTAGGGTAATTGCAGCATATACAAACAAGGACGCAAAACCAAGGGTAGGAAATATTGAAATTTCAACGGATGCTGATAATGCAATTACGTTATTTGACGAAACAACAGAAACACAAGTTGCAGAGTTGGTTTATAGTTCGGCAACTTGGGACGCGTTGGTTGCAGAGTATTGGGTTAGTATATCTTGGATAATTCAGCAACCGCAAATGGTCCGTTGTTTAATGAGATTATCAGCGGCAGACATAAACCAACTTGATTTTCGCAAACCAAAATGGGTTGAGTATTTCGGTTGCTATTTTTACCTTTCATTTGTGGAGCAATACAAAGTTAACGAGGTTGACAGCACAGAGGTTGAATTGATAAAATTACCATAGGCATGGCAGATAGCAGTAAAAAAGTTGTTGTTGACATTGACATTAAGGCAGAGGACATTGACGCGGCCAAAAAGGCAATGGAAACGGCAAAGACAACAGCGGCCGAATATCAAAAAGAAGTCAACAAATTAAAGTTGGACCAAAAGGAGTTGAACGCATTGCATAAGGTCGGAGCAGTCAACGCGGACCAATACGCAAAGAAGCAAACCGAACTAAAGAAGCAAACAACCGAGGCCAACAAAGGGGTCCGGGAGGCCAATAAAGAATACACCAACAACAAAATTGTTGTTGAGGCCGCGAAGGGTTCCAATGACCAATTGAGGGCCTCATTGTCATTAATGACAAAGGAATATAACGCGTTGAGCAAGGAGCAACGGGAAAACACCAAGGCAGGCAAAGCATTAGGTGCCAAGATAAAGGCAACAACCGACAAGTTAAAAGAAAACGAAAAGGCAGTTGGAGATAATCGGCGCAATGTCGGTAATTATGACGAGGCGATTATGTCGGCAGCCGGTAGCCTAAATATAATGGGCGTAAATGTTGGGGGCGTTGTTAACACCTTGAAAAAGCAGAAAGAGGGATTGGCAGCAATGGCAGCGGCCCAAAAAGCAAGCAATGTTGCAACAGGTGCCGGGACAAAGGCGTTGAGGATTTTTAAAATAGCATTAGCAGCAACCGGGATTGGGTTAGTAGTTGTTGCGTTGGGTGCCTTGGTCACATTTCTAACACAAACCAAAAGAGGTGTTGAGTTAACCAATAGAGTAATGGCCGGATTCAAGGCCACGTTATCAGTTGTAACGGACAGGTTGAGCATATTGGGCGAGGCCATTACAACGCTATTTTCAGGGGACGTTTCAGGAGCAGCAGAAACAGCGGCCGGAGCATTTAAGGACATAGGAGAGGAAATTGTAAACGAAACAAAAGCGGCCGTTGCATTGGAAAAGCAAATGCAAAAATTAGTTGATTCGGAACGAGCGTTGAAAATTGAGCAGGCAGGCAGAAAAGCAGAGGTTGCAGAGTTGCAACTATTGGCAGAAGATGAAACAAAGACATTTGCAGAACGAGGCGAAGCGATCAAGAAAGCAACCGAAATACAGACCGACCTAATGCAAAAGCAGTTGGCATTGCAGCGCGAACGGGTGCGGATAACGGAGGAGCAATTGGAGTTGGGCGAAAATTTAGAGGAGGATGAGAACAGGTTAGCAGAGGAAAGGGTAAAACTTGGAGAGATCGAAGCGGCAAACCTCAAAAAGATGAGGACATTAAAAGCCAAAGAAAATAGCATTGTTAAACAGGAGCATGCACAATTGGTAAAACGTGAAAACGAAAAACGAAAGTTGACAGAGGAGGAGGCCAAGGCAGAGGCCAAGGCAGCGGAGGATAGCAAAAAAATCCGGGACCAGTTCAAGCATGAACAAATGACCGAATTAGAGCAGCGAAAAGCGGAGGCATTAAGTAAAGCAGATGAGTTAAAGGCCGCCGGGGTTGCAGAGGTTGAGGTTGAAAGGTTTTTGAGCCAAGAATTGTTGGAGATTCACAGAGCAGAACAGGATGCAATTTTAGATGAAAAGCTAAAAGGTTACGAGGACCAAGCCGAGGCCGCAAGGGTTAAAATAAGAAGTGAGGTTGAAGATGAGGGGGCCCGAGCAATTGCATTGCTTGCAATAGATGAGGAATTACTACTTGCAAAGCAACAGTTGTTGGACATGGAAGCCAACGCATACCAAGCAAGCATTGATGATTTGGGCGTTGTAGATGAGGAAAGGCAGACCCAATTGTTGACAGACAAGGCGGAGGTTGACGCGCAAATTGTTGAATTAGACAGGCAAAAGACAGACCAATTAAAAGCACATGCAGACGAAGTTGCAGAGAAAAACAAAGAGACTGCAAAGGATGAAATAGAAGCAAGGAACGCGACAATTAGCACAACTATTGATGTATTAGATTCAATAAGGGCAGTCATTGAATCCAATATAAAAGCAACAGAAGAACAATTAAGAGCAGCCGGCAAAACAGAGGAGGAGATTGCAGAACAGACAAAAAAAGCAAGGGAAACGGCAAAAGGGTTTGCCATTGCATCGGCAATTATTCAAACATTCCAAGCGGCAATTGCGGCATATAGTGCAGGTTCAGCGGTTCCAATAGTTGGTGTTGCATTGGGGCCAATAGCAGCGGCGGCAGCGGTTGCGTTTGGGCTTGCACAAGTAGCAAACATTAAAAACCAAAAATTTGCAGAAGGGGGAATTTTACAGGGGCCAAGCCATGCACAGGGAGGCATACCAATAACAGTTGATGGAGCCGGAGGTTATGAGGCAGAGGGCAATGAGATTGTACTAACAAAAGGCGTATATCAAAACCCACAATTACGACAAATTGCAAGCAATCTAAACGAGGCCGGAGGAGGCAAAAACCTATTTACAGGCAATAGCAATTTCATGGCAGCCGGGGGAATTTTAGGAGGTTCTTCTACCTTTGCAGCAAGAAGTGCAACAAATAATGGAGGGTTGAGCAAGAGGGATTTGAGCGAAGCAATGACAGAAGCATTGGCAGAACAACCGGCACCCATTGTAAAAGTTACAGACATAAACCGAGTTAATAACCAACAGAGGGTTGTAAAAGTTAATTCAGATTTAAATTAAAAGAACAAATGGCAGCAACAACACTTTACACCGGACAGGCCGAATTGGTCACAGTTTCACACGTTGACAGCGTAAGCGTTGCAATTCCTCATGCGTCAATTGATGAGGTACGGTATATTTTAGAACATGAGAACGGCGACACATTACTAAAATTCCGAAAAACAGCACCAACAGATTGGGACGCGGTAACAACAGAAGCCGGGGACGGGGTTTTTAGTTTTGAAGTACAGGAAAAGCACAGCAAGGATTGGCCGGCCGGGAAGGTTTATTTGACATGGCACATAAATATAACGGATGCAGATTTTGTTGACGGTTACAAACCAATGGGCAAAACACACCTTTTTAATGTTGAAGTTGTAAATTACGGGGGTCTGTAAAATGGCAAGTATAACGGTAACTTTAGAAGCTAAACCAAGCATTGTTGTTACGTTGGAAGCAAAGCCGACCATTACGGCAATTTTGACTAATTGTACAGTTTCAGCCGGGGACGTTACCGAGCAGATCAACGGGACAACAATAGGAACAGTTCCAAGCGGTAGCACCAACAACCAATTGATAAAAGATACAGCCAACAACACAATTGGAACGGCTGCAAATCCATCCATTGTGTCGAATACAACAAACGAAGTAAACGGCGTTGACATTTCAGACGAAACGGTTGCAGAGGGGACACACGACCAACAAATTCATGATAGTGCAGGCGCGGACGTTGGAACGGCTGCAAATCCATCCGTTGTTGCAGATGCTGCGGTTAGAAATAATGCAACCCCTACTTGGTCAGATACGGTTGAAGCAGAGGGGACCATTACATTGGACCAAGCAAAAATGTTGGATAGTGACGGAACAACCACAGTATTGGCAGACTATTTGCCGAACGGTTCCGGGTTTATGTTTACAGCGGCAACATGCGGAGCCGCCGGCCTTACAGTATCGGTTGCGTTGAGTGATTCAACGCCGGATTTTGGCGATTCTGTAACCATTACAATCACAAGTTCAGGAACGCCTACCAGTTACAGATTTTGGTTACCAACGCCCGGAGGCTACCAATTAATAACACAAGCCTCAAACACCTACGTTTGGACGGTTGGAGCAGTTGGAGCCGTTACAGTTTACGGAGGCGCGAACGAAGCAACCTCAACAGGTTATGATATAGACGGGGCGACATTAACAGCAACAGGTTATTTATTGGACGGTCTAATTGACGAGCCGAACAAGGCCACAAGTTTTAGGCTACTTTCAACAAATTATGCAGCGTTACCGATCGTAAACATTCGTAGGAGTTCAGACAATGCAACGGCTGATTTTACAGCCGATGAAATAACAGACGGAACACTTACAACATGGACAGGGGCAAATGATGGATTGGTTACCCGTAGATATGACCAAGCAGGGTTGGGACATGATGATTTCCAAACAACGGCAGCCTATCAACCTAAATTGGTAAGTTCCGGCACATTGCTAACTGATTCAAACAGCAACCCGGTTGCTGAAATAGTAAGCACAACGCAAGCAATGCGATTTTACGCATTCATGCAAGGAGAATCCGGGACCGTTTACGCCAGTTATAAACCGTTAGGAGGGGCCCACGCAGGTCGTTACTATTATATAGTTTCCAAAGATGCCAACCCACGTATTGGAATGTCAGACGATAATGAAACGTCAACATTGGCAACATCCACAAGTTCAGGAACACCCACGACAAAGGTTAACGGCTCGGAAATTTCACCGGAGCAGGCCGGGGCATTAGGTACGGCAACGCTTAACAACGAATGTATTGTTACCATAAAGGAAATTGATTGGTCCGGACATATACAATGGATAAGTGCGATACCGGAAATTTTCGAGTGGTGCGATGTCGGCAGCGATATTGGCGATATGATAATTTATATCAATAACGGAACAGAGCAACAAGCATACATTGAGGCAGAAATGAACGATTACTATGGCTACTACTAAACTTTACTTTGATTCTGAATTAGAGCGCGATGCCTACAACGCAGGCGAAGCAATGTATAGAGGTTGCGACATGGAAAACACAATATTTTGGTATGCAGCCGGCGAAGATGAAAACGGCTATTTTGTAGAATCAGAATCCTTTGAGTAATTCCGAATCATCCGCCGCATTGCGTGGCTTTGAGTTTCGCCCGTTTCTTTTAATTTGTCCTGAAATTGTTGTTTTGTTTCGGAATCAACGCGCGTTTTTAGTTCCGGCCAATTGCAAACCTTGTTTTTGTCCTTATCTTTATTGCTCATTTATGGGCGCATATTATCGGAACAGCCTAACAAATATATAAAAAGGGTTGTAGTTTTGGATTTGTGGAAACACCAGTATTAATTATTGATAGAGATATTGCGCAATTCGATATTGCGGCCGAAATGTGGGGCGATTCACAGCCGGTTTTTAGTACAACCACACTTTCAGACTTTCTAAACGACAACCAAGAAGCGGAGGAAATCATTGTTGAGGTCCGAAGTGATGGAGGCAGTACAAGTGAGGCGCGTATTATTTACGACATGCTGAAAAATTGCGGCAAAAAAATAATTACCAAGGGCTACAAAGTAAACAGTTCGGCGGTAATGATATTTTTAGCCGGGACGGAAAGGTTGGTTGCGGAAAATGCAGACTTTGTAATACATCCGGTTTGGATTGATGCAATGGGTTTGCCTTGGCAGTTGACGGGTGAAGATTTACAGGATTTTGCAAACGAGATCAAGGCAGAGGAGGCAAAACTATTGGACCTTTATATTGGTGTTATTGGTGAGGAAAACCGGGTTGACGTTGCCGAGTTAATGGCAAACAGTACCAACCTATCCACTACCCAATGCTTAGACTTAGGATTTGCAACAGGTAAATTGGAGGAAAAAGGAACCAAAACAGAAAACAAACGAGCCATTACATTTAATAAAAAGATGGCCGCGTTGGTATTGAAAAACAAAAACGGAAATAAAACAGAAATGAGCAACCTACAAAAAGTAACCGATACGCTAAATAGCATAACTGAAAAGTTAGCAAACCTTATAACGAATAACAGCGATGAGCCAGTAACTGAAAATGCAAGTATTGCATTGGATGGTGAAGGTTCCGTTTATTTTGAAGGTGACGAACTTGCAGAGGGCGTTGCAGTATTTTCGGATGAGGCAATGGAAACCCCGGTTGAGGATGGTGAATTGACACTTTCGGACGGCAGAACAGTAACGGTTGCAGAGGGTGCGGTTGAATCAATTGCAGAGGCCCCGGAGCCGGAAGGCAAAACAGAGGTTGAGGCGATCAATTCAAGATTGGATGCAATGGAAAGCACAACCAACGAATTGACCGAGGCGTTGACAAGTGTAACGGGAGCGTTGCAAGATATGACAACGGCCATGGACACAATGAAAAACATTGTTCCGGGAGCAAGCAAAAAAGTTGTTGAGGATAAAAAGCCAGTTGTGAAGGAGTATAAAGACATGAGCAACAAAGAGAAAATGGAATTTAACAGGGGGAAATAATGGCAAAGGCAAAAGCGACAAAATCAGCGGCCTTTGTAAATCCTTTTGATAAGGGCGTTACCTATAAGGATTTGTTGGCAGCCATGAAAGGCAAAACCCCGGCAGAATATCTAAAGGGCAAATGCACCACAGAACAAATTGAGTACATCAAAACAGAATTGAAACAATATAAAGCAAAAAAATAAAAAGTAATGGCCATATCTTTTACGGGTGGTACCCAAAACCAAACAGAGTTACAGGAAATAACGCAAGAGTTATATGCTGAATCGTTCACACTTCGGGACGGTCTTATTGATGTCCAAGAGGGACACAAAAGCGGCGCGGACGTTTACGAATCAGAGGCAGTTGTTACAGCAAGCGCAGCCACAACAACGGCAGTTTCGGCAACAGGTGATATTGATCTAAACGCCAACAGAACGGCAGTTTCCTTGGTGTCTTATCAATTTGAGGACACAATGGACGACAACGCATTAAAAGGAACGCGTTTTGAACGTTCAATGAATGCAGGCGCGTTTGATGTTGTTTCGGATGAGTTCGACAAAAAGGTACTAATTCAGGTTGCCCCGGCAATCGGTGAAGTTGTGGAAAGCATGATTTGGGACGGTGATACAACAGCCCACAAAGTTTTGGTTGCAGCATTAACACCGGGAGCCGGTCAGGGTTCAATTTCGGCAGGAGCGCAAACATTGGTTGCAGCAATGCCAGTAAACCTAATTAGCTCAATACCGGCAATCATATTGGAAAACGATTCCAACGCGAAAGCAACGCCGGGTGCAGGATTGGGTGATTATCTAAAGTGCCTATCCATTTCAACCATTACAGCGGCAAACATTGCGGCCCAGTATTCAATTATGTATTTGGCAAGCGATACAAAGACGATCAACCACAGAGCAGAACCGGCGGAGATATTCGCACCATTGGCACACCGTCAGTTTATTAAAACGGCCAACAATGCAGTTGGAGCAGCACAACAGGTTAACTTTTTGGTTGAAGGGTCCGGTGAAAATGAGGTTATCAGCTACAACGGGCACAAAATAAACTTTGTCCCTTTGGTTGGGTTCATGATCTTGGCGATACCATCTTATTTAAAAGTGTTGATGGATTTGCAGAGTGATGTTGCAAGCCTTGAAATTGGGCAAATGGCAAACGGAGCAAGACAGCGTTACATTAAAAACGTTCAGAGCATGGCTTGCTGGGTAGTTGGACAGAAGTACATTACACTTTACGGAGGGTAATAACAGGTTGAGATTTTACGCAAGGGGCCAAGGCCCTTTGCTTTTACTTACTTATAAAAAATAGCAAATGAGTTGTAGCAATACATTATCCGGCCTTTCAGCAAGTTGCGAGGCAACACGGAAAAAGGGAGGATTTGACAAACGTTTTTGGGTTGGCTCAATTTCAGACTTGGACGGCGTAACATTTGGCTCAGACCAAGAGGTTACAGCATTGACATTTGCGTCAACAAAAGGGTTAAAAGTGTATGAGGGCAAACGCCTGAAACATGGCGCCAATCATTCCGTTGAGGTAGGTGAAAACGCCAAAATGAGGGTGCAGAATTTCAACGCGGTTTTGTATTGCAGAAGTGCAGCGGAGCGCGGAGGTGTTGAGGAGTTAATTGATGCAGAAGATGTTTTTGTTATTGCAGAGGGTAACCATGGGCAGATTGAGGTGTACGGAATCAACAAAGGCGACAACAGCCAGTTTGATAATTATGGGTTGATGGTGAGTACCGTTGAAAAGAATGATGGGGCGTTACTTAATGATGATACGAGCGTGAAAATGACATTCTCAGGAGAGTTTGATAATTTCAACCTTGTATTTGATGAGGGGACGGCATTAGCCGCCAACATTACAGCAATTGAAGCGTACGAAGTTTGATAAAAACTTAGAGAGCGACATTATAGAGGCGGTACAATTCGCCTTTAATGATAAAAGGACAAACAAAAGCCGCCTCGTTGATCTATACGAAGCGGTTTTTTTTGTTAAATTGTGCGATACATGCCAAAATGAGCAAATATTAGCATACATACGGTTAACGAGGTTTAAGCAAAACAACTTTGAAATGAAAAAGGCAGAGGTACCAAGCGAAAAATACACTTTCAACCCAAAATATGCAGATGCAACGGTTAGTGTAAAGTCGAAACGTTGGAGCATTACAGCCGAAACGTTGACAGATGAGCAGGCGCGTTATATATTAGGCGTTGGCAGTTGGGACAATATGGAGTTGATCGTTACCAATGAGAGGGCAGAGGAGTTAAAAAAGGAAACGGCAGCGGCCAAGCCAAAAGCAAAAGCCAAACCAAAGGCAGAGGAGGCCCCGGAGGAGGTTGCAAAACCGGAACCAAAGAAGCGAAAGCCCAAAGCCAAAAAGTAAAAGCTATTGGAAAGCAAGGCCACAAAGCAAAAGCACCGCACCCGATCAACAAAGGCGTTAAAACCTACGTTTAACCGGGTTGCAGTCATTACAGAAAATAAAAGCCAAAAGCGGTTTGATTATGGCAAAGGAAATACATTGCCCAACACTTTATTAAAAGGTATTGAGGCCAGTATTACAGCAACAGCATGCAGAGGTAAGAAACAAGAGTTTATTGAGGGAAACGGGATAAAGGACCAAGACGTTGCATTGATGGTTGTCAACCCGGACCAAACCGGGGATGATCTAATTACCGAGTTGTCAGATGTTGTTGGAGTATTTGATGGCCTTGTTTTGGTTGTGAAGTTCAACGCGGAAGGGGTGCGTAAATACGTTTACAATTTGCCGTTTGAGTTGGTCCGAAAAACAACAGGTGACCAATACTATTATAATGAGGGATTGGCGAAGGGTAAAGACGTTAAAAAAGAGCGCGTTTACTATAAGGAGTACGACCCAACGGAAACACCCCAAAGCCGGTTGAAGCGAATAGGTGAACAAATAGAGGAGTATGGATTCCAAACCGGTGATATTATTTACAGCTACAATAAAAAGGCAGGCCAAAAGGAATACCCGGTTCCAACAGCATGGTCCGGGATGGAAGAAATAGAGGCAGACGCGGCCCTTGGATTTATGGATTGGCGAAACGTTAAAAAAGGTTTTCGGCCTGATGCTATTTTAACAACCGTTGGAACGTTGGACAATGAAACGGAAGATGAATTTGGAAAAACCGAGCAAGATTATTTTGACAAAGATTTAGAGGCATTTACCGGTGAAGATGCAGCCCCGATAATGCATATAAATGTTGACAGCGTAGAGGAGGCCCCGAAGTTGGAAACGTTCAACCAAGAGAAGGTGTTAAACAGCACAACCGAGGCAGCGGATAGAATAGGCCGGAGGGTTTGCCGGGCCATGGAGGTGCCGGAAGTATTGGTGCCGGGATTTGCTAAGACGGGCCAATTGGGCAACGTTCAGGAAATGGAAAACACGTTAAAAATGTTTCAGCGGACAATTGGCAGGAAACAACGCATGATCACAAGAGCATTGAGCCGAGTCTATCCTACGTTGGATTGGACAATTGAACAGTTGGAGTTGATAAAACCGGAAACAACAGAAACAACGGAGCCGACATGATAACAAGAAATTACATAATAGGCTCAGAGGTCCCAATTAACACCAATGTTGCAGAGGTGAAGGTTAACCCATACATCCCAAAAGCATTACGGCAATTGAGGGCGATATTGCCGGCCGCATTGTATGCAGCATTGCAAGAGTTATTTGAGGAGGAAGTTACAGCATGGAGTGCAACTAATGATTACGTTGCAACAAATAAAGTATTTCATGTTGAGGACGGTATTGTTAGGGGTTGGGAATCATTGACAACAAACAGCAATGAGGAGCCGACAACGGCCAACACAACAAATTGGTCGGAATTGGAACTTGGTACATTCTTATTTCATTACGTACAGCCATATTTGGCCCATGTAGTTTATTGCGCGTATGCAGTGAATGCAAGCGTTAATGTATCGCACCAAGGGTTGCAAGAAATCAGCAATGAAACGGCAGCGGCATTGGATGGCACCAAATTACAGGCATATTTGGGCTATTGGAAAGCAGAGGCCGACAAATTAAAACGTGTAATGTTGAAATACTTAGATTATGACAATAGTAACACGTTGGACGGCACAACCTATGATAGTATTAATAGCAACAAAAAACGGAGTACTTTTAGAATCAGACAAATAGGAGGGACAACCCGGTATATAGACCCATTGAACAGATAAAAATGGCATTAACAAACACAAGAGCAGCATTAAAGGCGTTTTTCAATACGGGCGATGTCCCAACGGAGGTGCAATTTTCTACTTTAATAGATGCCTTTCCAATGGTTTACACCGAAACCATCACTTTGGTTAAAGATACAGACTATACAATTACGCATAGTGCAGCGGAAAAAGCGCGTATTGTACAGGTATTGGACAGCAACGGCGAGGAGTTCGGGGTTAGTTGGCGGAGAGATTCGACAGACGAAAACAACAAGATCATTATAAATGCAAGCGTTGGAAAATCCAACGTTGAGGTCAATATTTTGCTTGCAGGATGAAAAAGATACTATTTATAGCAATTGCATTTTTGACCGTTCAAACGGTATTTGCACAAGATGGACATATACGTTACCGGGACCAAGGCAACACAATGTCGTTGAGATAATGGGTTTATTACGTGACATTATAGACAGGATTTTACCGCCCAAAGCGGATATTGGTTTTTTTCAGGAGTGGGACAGTAAGACCGGGAAAATCAAAAATAGTAGCACCCGGCTGTTTCAACTTTGCATGGTAGGTTTCCTTTTTCTATTTACCAAATTGATCTTTATCAATGTATTTGAGGCCGAAAGTGTAAGCCTCAATACGTTGGTTTTTATATTGGCGTTCTACGTGTTGACATTAACAGCAACATTTGCACCAAAACAGTTTAAGAACACCGCCGAAATTCGCGGATTTGTCGAAGCATTAAGCAAACAAAAAGAAGAAACTAAACCCTAAAAAATAGAAATTATGGCATTAACAAACGCAGGAACAACAACAACCAGTTTGCCGAGCAATAGAGAAACATTAGTTTAAACCGTCTGTTAATCTTTGGAACTGTTAACAATGGAGCAAATGGAGCAATTGAAAAAGGATGTAGCAGAGATCAAGAGCGCATTGATAGGCAACAAAGAAATGAATCAAAAAGGATTGGTTCACAAGGTTGACTGCAACGCCCGGTACATTGAAAAAGACAAGCAATTTAAACAAAAGGCCGTTGGCATTTTGGCCGGGTTACAATTGGCCGTTGGCGCGTTGGTTACTTGGTTTAAAATGAAGCTATAAAACAGCATGGATTGGCTCAAAAAGTATTGGCCTATCATTGCGTTTATTTTGGGAGGTTCCGGGACAGGTGCAAAGGTTGTATTTGATGAGTTATTAGAGGGCGCAAAAGCTAAAGGATATAACGAGGCAAAAAATGACATTTGACGAGGCATATATTGAGATTTTAGCAAATGAAGGGGGCTACGTAAACGACCCAAAGGATAGCGGAGGCGAAACGTACAAAGGCATTGCCCGGAAACATTGGCCAAAATGGGGAGGTTGGGTATTGGTTGATATGTGGTCCAATAGTTCAGCATTCAGGGATGAGTTGGAAAAAGATAAAGTGCTTCAACAGGAAGTTGCCGATTTTTATCGGGTGCAATATTGGGACCAATTAAAGTGTGACCAGTTACCGCATGAAATACGCCTTGAATTGTTCGACACAGCAATAAACCAAGGCAAAAAAAGGGCCGGGCAATTCTTACAACGGGCGTTGAATCTACTAAACAGAAACGGTAAAGATTTTGCAGACGTTGTTGTTGATGGTAAAATTGGCAACGCAACAGCCGGCGCGGCCATGAAGTGCAAAAACAAAAAGGCATTATTCGTTACTCTTAATGTTTTACAGGGGCAACGATACGTTGAAATAACAGAGGCCAACCAAAAAAACGAAAGGTTTTTTAATGGTTGGATTGCAAGGAGGGTTGCATTATGAAGTTAGGATTTAGGGACATAATGATTTTGGCATTAATTGCCGGCGTTGTGTTCCTTACGTTGGCCCGGCCGGGGTGTAATGGGAACAGAACCGCCCCAACCCGGGTTGATGTTAAGTTGATTTATGACAGCATTAAACGCGTTGTATTATCCGAGGTACCGGAAGCGGACACAATATTTATTGAGGGTGAAACAATAACGCGTTGGTTGCCGGGTGCAAAGGTCCGGGACACAATTACCATTGAAGGTGCAGAGGTTCCAATATACATGTTGGCAGCCGACATTGACACAGAGGGCATAATTAGCCACTATCTAACACAAGCCGTTACCTACATAGACACAATTCGAGATAATGCATTACAGGCCATTATATTGGACACGATTTTTAGGAATAGAATTGAGGCCCGTCATTTCGAGTACAAGCTATTGCAGCCAGTTAAAGAGGTCACGAATATTTACAAGCCGGACCGGTTCCAATTGATCGCAAGTTTTCAGGCAGGGGCCGGGATGAGTTACACCAATCAACCAAACGCAATATTTGCCGGCGTTGATCTTGGCTTAAAATTCAAATCGGGTACATATTTTAGCATTGGATATATGGCCGGGAGTGGACATTTCGGAACCATTAGAGCAGGCCAAGTAATACGATTCAAGAAACCAAAGTTGAAAATCAGCCCTTTGTAAATTTCGGGGCCGATTCGTATAATGTCAGAAGGTTATCAACGTCCATGTCGTTTGCATTATCTAATACACTATCAACATTGACATTTGTAAGATTGGACAGGACAGAAGCAAGCAAAACGCGGTTTGTTTGCATTTGAGCAGACACAATAGCGAGTTGGTCCATAATAAACCCCGGTTGATTTATTCCGATGGTGCCGGATTGCAACAATAGTTGCAATTGTTCTATGCGTTCATTCTGACTGATTCCATAAAGAAAAGCAAAATAATTTGAAAATAAACAACCAAATAGTTGTTAGTATCGTTATAATGTGTATATTTGAAGTATTCAAACAAACAAAAACAGCGAAATCATGACAATCGAAACGACATCAACAGGAAATCAAGTAAGAACGGAGCTTCTCATGAATATGCCAAAAATGAATCCATACATGACCGACAGCGATAAAATGGGTTTCATTTATTCAGTACACACTTACGAGGGCTACGAAGGGTTATTCGTTACTAAGAAAGAATATAACAATTGTGGTCATTTCGGGGGTTACAACTTCGTCAATTTTCCTATTGAAAAGGCTTCTGAATTTGATATGAAATACATTAATGCACTATTAAAATAAATAACCAACAGACAATGAAAACAGCACAAATTGAAAAACTGATTACCGTGTTGCAAAACCATTTTGAGGCCGAGATTTTAAAGGGCAATTACAGCATTACCAAAATAACGCAACATACGGCCGAAATAGTTGTTGCAAAATATCCGTTTGTTATATGGATTGCCAACGGGCCAAGCCATCTTAAAAGCTATGACGATCGCAGAAATACAATTTACATTGGTTTTGATAGCATATTTATTGAGGAAAAGCAAACCATCTTTGACAGGTTCCAAGCGCAAAGGTTAACCGATAAAAACAGCGATTACATGAAAGCCAAGAAAGCAGAATTGGAAGCGTTAAAAAAAGAATTAGGAGAAGTATAAACCACATAAAAAAACAACGATAGCGGCAACCATCGATGGTGAATTTTGGTAACTCAAAACAGTCTAAGTTCAGCCGAAAAGGCAAAGCCAAAATTTAGCCGCTATTAATTAACAATAACCACATAAAAAAACGAAGATGAGCAAAGTAAAAAAAACAGTATTCAATTGGGCAGACCGGGCCAACGTTAACCGGTTATACATGATGCTACCAAGGGGCGTTATATTGGAAATCAGTAAAACGTTAGAAATTCCATTTGCAACCGTTTCCGATGTATTCAGGATAGACAGAGCAAGGCGGACCGATACGGATTTGATCTATAATACAGCGGTTGAGATTTTAGCGGCCAGAGGTATTACATTCACAGAGCAATAAAAAAACCCCCGGACACAAAACCGGGGGTTAAAACACACACAAAGCCGGACACAACCCCGGCGCAATATTTGGAACCATGAAATTACAAGAATTTATCGACAAAGTAAACATCCACAAACCGCTATTGCTACCACAGGCAAGGGAGGCCGCGCAAATGACAATTAGCGCGTTGAATAATAATGAGGAGGTAAGCATTGAAACCACAATTCCGGCATTTGGCGATCTTTGCCGAGCGTTGCGAATTAAGCCAACAAGATGGTCCGAAAACCCAACCGGCCGGGCGTTGGATTTTGTCAGGATTTGGGATAATGAAATGGAAATTTGCGTTGATATTACAGGGCGTTATTTTTCAGGGCAAACCAATGTAATTCCAATGTAAATTGCCCGTATTTTATGCGTATATTAACAGATAATTAACACAAAACAAACACAACAAAAAAATGTCACAATTAACACAAGTTACCACAAAGCAATTATTCGGCCAAGTAAGCGTTCAACAAAGGTTTGAGCAGTTATTAGGTAATAAAGCACCCGGATTTATTACGAGCGTATTGCAGGCCGTCCAAAACAATGGCCTATTATCCAAGGCGGACCCGAATACAGTATTGAATGCAGCGGCAACAGCGGCCGCGTTGGATTTGCCAATACAACACTCATTGGGGTTTGCGTATATCGTACCCTACAAAGGCCAAGCACAATTTCAGTTGGGATATAGGGGCCTCGTTCAGTTGGCGTTGCGTTCAGGACAGTATAAAAATATAAACGTAATTGCCGTATTTGAAAACCAGTATAAAGGATTCAACGCATTGACCGAGGAATTGGATGCAGACTTTACTATTGAGGGCAAAGGAGCCGTTGCAGGTTATGTTGCATATATGAAATTGAACAACGGATTTTGCAAAACCGTATTTTGGTCATTGGCAAAGGTTACCGAACATGCCAAGCAATACAGCCAAAGCTATAACCACAAAAACAGCATTTGGAAAAACCAGTTTGAGGCAATGGCAAAAAAAACCGTCCTAAAAAGTATGTTGAGCAAATGGGGAATTATGACCGTTGAAATGCAGACAGCACAATTGGCGGACCAAGCCGTTATTGAACAGCCGGACCAATACAGATATGCAGACAACGTTGTTGATATTGAGGCCGACAATTTAGAGGAGGAAACAAACAGAGTTTTGGCGTTCATTGAAAAGGCCACAACCCAAGAGGAGTTGGACCTAATAGAAACAAGCTACCCGGAAGCAAACGAGGGTGTTACCTTGGCGATCAAGAACAAACGCGAAACCCTAAAGAAGTAAAAAAACCAAAATAATTTGCAAATAGTTGCATTAATAGTTGTTAGTATCGTTATAATGTATATCTTTAGGGTAACAAATAAGAACAGATACACACACTAAAACACAAGTTATGAAAATCACAGCAATCAACAACAACGACAACTTTATTACAGCAACTTTCACTTGGAATAATGAGTGCACCGAATGCAACCATGTTGCAATAGGAGTAACCAACAAAGATTGGGACAAACTAATTGCCGCGAAAGTTCACGAGGGTTGCAGCCTTGAGGGATGGACAGTAACAATTGATTAAAAACAACCAAGGCCCGGGCGAATGTCCGGGCCATTATAAACACCAAACAAAAACACCATGAAAACACAAAATTTGGATTTCAGTAAATACCGGTTCCGTTGCTCATCATTGGGCTACATTATGCAAGGCGTCAAACCAGTATTGACAGCAAAACAAACGGAGTATTTGCAGAGCATGACAGACCGCCACAACAACCCGGAGGCAAAACCATTAACAGAAAAACAGTTGATGGACTACGGGCAACTATTGGCCAAGAAAAAGGCAGGCCCACAATTGAGCCAAACGGCCAAAAGTTATTTGGAGAAAATCCACAAAGAGGAGGTTTTTGGACGTAGAAAGGAATTGCAGAATAAATACTTGGATAAAGGTATTCAGGTAGAGGAGGCCGCAATTACATTGTACAGCGAAGTAACCGGCCAACTATTTATTAAAAATAAGGAGCGCAAAGAAAACGCGTATATCACCGGCGAATGTGACAACGCTCAGGGGCGTATTAGGGACATCAAGAGTAGTTGGGATTTTACAACGTTTCCTTTACATGCAACAGAATTGCCGGACCCGGTTTATTTTTGGCAGATGCAAGGGTACATGCAACTTTACAAATTGCCAGTTGCCGAAGTAATTTATTGCTTGGTTGATACGCCGGAACTTTTGATAAATGACGAACTCAGACGGCTATCTTGGAAACTTGGCTACATTGGCGACATTCCGGAGGAGTTAGAGCAGGAAACGAGGGAAAACATGATTTACTCAGACATTGCCCCGGAGTTAAGAATTAAGACTTTCGAGATCAAGCAGGACCCGGCAGCAATAGAATCACTTTACAGCCAAATTGATATTTGCCGCGATTATCTAAATAGTTTAACCGTTGCGTTAGCAGAGCAACCAAAAGTTACAGCATGAGCAATTGCACAGCTATTAATTACGACATAGGCAACGCCAGTATTGATTGCAAAGTTCAGACGGTTATCAATTCCGGCCTTTGGACCATCTACCCGGATGACGGAACGGTTATGTATAACGGCAAAAAATTTGGGCGAATCATTGCCGGGAATTTTGACAAGAAAACCAAATATTACAAATTAAAGGTTGAGATTACCAACGGCAATAAATACATGAATGGCCGGGAATGCACAATTAGTTTTAAGGAAAACACCAAAAAGAAATGAGGCGACAATTAGAGGACAATCTACAAATTGCGGCAATGGGTTATTTGCGTTTGCAGTACCCGGCGGCATTATGTTTCCACGTAGCAAACGAAAGGCAGACGAGCAAAATGAGAGGGGCCAAATTAAAACGGATGGGCGTATTGGCCGGCGTTTCTGACATTCTTATAATGCAGGCGAGGGGTGCCTACTTTGGGGCATGTATAGAATTGAAAGCACCAAAGGGCCGGGAAACTGACAGTCAAAAACGGTTTATAAATAGAGCAGGACAGGCCGGTTATATGGTTGCCGTTTGTTGGTCCTTTGACCAGTTCAAAAAGGTTGTCGATCTATATTTTTCGCAGCCGGAAACCAAGGTTGAGCCGACACTATTAAACACCATGCCAATTTAAAACTGACATTTGTCATAACTTTATTTTACTGATAATGTTGTTAGTATCGTAATTATACTTACATTAGTAGAGCAATAAGGAATCAACAAAAACACAAAGCAATGGAAGTTAGAGCAAATCATATTGAGATAGGGCAAACATTCAAAAAGAGCATCCAACACAACGGAACAGTTACATTTAAAGCGTTAAGTAAGGCCAAGCAAAGCCGGGCATACAAAAATGAATATATAATGATGGTATTGGTATTAGATGCAACGGTTGAGGGGTTTTATAAAACAGGGAAGCAAACAATATTAACCTTTTCAAAAAGAAACTCAAAACTTGGAAAAATCACTCTATTAAAAACAGCATAAACACACACAATGGAAAGCACACACGAACAACGGGCCGCAATGGTTGCGTTAAAAATGCTTCACCAAGCAAAGCAGGACCAAGCCAACCAAAACACAATGGAAACAGAAATAATTGAGTACAGGGGCGACCAGTTAGAGGTTGGGGGCGTATATTCCGAACCATGCCAACAGCCAACGTATGAGTTGGAAACAATCCAAGACATGCAAGGGAACGACATAACAAAAGACTATTCAGTTGAGGAGGTCCGGGAGATGCAACAGATCACAGCGGACCAAATTAATGACAGCTACAAACCGTAATTGATGAAAGCACAAAACACAAAACACAAATTTCCATATAATTGGACCTTAGAGGGGGCCAATTTTACCAAGGACAAAGGAACCGTTTTTAGTTGCTTTGCTTGTGGAGGAGGTTCTACAATGGGTTACAAGTTAGCCGGGTTTGACGTTATCGGTTGTAACGAGATTGACCCAAAAATGATGGAGGCATACAAAACCAACCACAACCCCAAATTTGCATTTTTGGAACCAATCCAAACGTTTAAACTCAGAAAGGATTTACCGGCCGAACTTTACAACCTTGATATTTTGGACGGTTCACCGCCTTGCTCATCTTTTAGCATGGCAGGCAACCGCGAAAAGGATTGGAGCAAGGAAAAGAAATTTCGGGAGGGACAGGCGCAACAGGTTTTGGACACATTATTTTTTGATTTTATCGACCTTGCAAAAGAGTTACAACCAAAAATAGTTGTTGCCGAAAATGTAAAGGGACTGATTCAGGGCGAGGCCAAAAGCTATGTCCGGAAAATATACAAAGCATTTCAAGAAGCCGGCTACCAATTACGTATTGCCCCGTATTTGTTGGACGCTTCAACAATGGGCGTACCACAACGCCGGGAAAGGGTGTTTTTCATTGCATTGCGTAATGATTTAGCCGGGCCATTTATGGAACAAATAGATATGTTTCAGACGGCCCCGAAATTAGACATGGAATTTAACGAGGATGAAATTGCAGCCGGGGAATTTTTAGAATCCGGAGCAGACCGTAAACCATTAAGCCCGTCCGTACAGCGTTTGTACAATAAGAGATTACCAACGGAATTTTGCCTTGGTGAAACGGCCGAACGGTTAGGAAAAAGGAGCCATTTCAATGAAATGGTCACCGACCCAACGCGCCCGGGGTTTACACTAAGGACACAACGGCCCATTTATGATAATGGACTATTGACGGACAGCGAAATTGCATATTTGGGCAGCTATCCAATTGACTACAACCACGGGATAAATCAATCCCAATATTTAATTGGTATGAGTGTCCCGCCGGTTATGGTTGCACAGATAGCAACGCGGATTTTAGAACAATGGTTAAAGCCTATTAATGAAACCTAACGAGGTACACAGAACGGAAACGGGCGTTGCCTATTATTCATTCACAAAGGACAACGGGCAGAAAATGTATTTGATCGAATTTGTAAACGGCAAACATTTATTTACATATTCAATGGACATTGTCCGGGATGAGTTAAGCAAAGGAATCAACACGAAAACAACAGATAACACACAATTAAATTTATTTCTATGAAAATCACAAACGAAGATAACATGGAATTAATGGCGAGGTATAAAGACAACCATTTTGAGTTGGCAATAGTTGATCCGCCTTATGGAATAGAGAGGTTTAAAAAGTGTAGTGAAAAAGATTTAGACACCAAAAGCGTTCACGCTAAAAGGTTTCAAGGTATGGAATTAGTTAACGATATAAAACCAACTCAAAAATATTGGGATGAATTATTTAGAGTTTCAAAACATCAAATCGTTTTTGGTGCTAACAACTTTACAATG